ATATATATTATATATATTAGAGATAGGATCTATAAGTGTCAGGCTATACTAAAGGTGTATGTATTTGTGGTAATAGACAAGAATCAAAAGGGCGGGATGCAAGAAGCGGTAAACAAAAATTTGGAAGATACTGTGGACCTTGTAGAAAGAATAAATCTCGTAAAGCTTTTTTAATTAAGGAAGAATTTAAGATGACATGTTCGCAATGTGGATTTCTTGCACAGCATCGTTGTCGACTAGATATTGATCATATCGACGGGAATCATAAAAACGAAGACATGTCCAATTTACAACTATTATGTGCAAATTGCCACAGACTTAAAACATATTTAAATGAAGACTGGACATATACTCCAGCTGTATATGATGTTCAATTAAAAGTAGTCAACTAAAATGAATACCAAATGTAATTTTTGTGAAAAAGAAAAATATGTTGAATTTCTAAACAACAAGGGTGTACTTGTAAATTACTGTATCACTTGTTGGACAAATAGAAAATAATTTTGGCGGGATATCCAGAAAAACTTCTCTTGCTATAATAAAGCCATATGAGCACTTTTCCAGGTATTACCCTAGGATGAAGTCTGAAAAGGCTTCTAAGGCTAAACAAAAGGCTTTTTTGGCGCAATACATCAGAAGCCTTAAGGAGAAGTCTCCCTGTATGGATTGTGGGATCTTATATCCATATTATGTAATGGACTTTGACCATGTTAGAGGTCAAAAGCATGCAAATGTTATGGAACTGATCCCAACCTTATCTAAAAAGAAAATTGATGAAGAAATAGCCAAATGTGAGATTGTATGCTCTAATTGTCATCGTATACGTACACATATGAGAAAGATGAGAAAGGGATAATATCTCTTCTCTACTTCCGCCGCACTGAATTTTGCACTTTTTGGCGCACTTTTCAAAACGCACTTTAAATGCTACACTATTACAATGCCAAAGATTGAGTTCGTATCTACACGGCCTGGGCTTGATGATATAGAAGAGCTGAGACCACGTCCCGCTAAGCATTTTATGCCAAAGTGGTTTAAAGACGTGCCAGCTACGCTATCTCCAGAACAAAAGATTATTCCTGGAGCTATTAGTAGCCCTGGTGTTTCTACAGTAAAGATATGCCCATCTTTTCCAGATTATTTTTCACTTGGATATATTATTCCAATGTGGTGCGACTCAAAGCTTTTCTATAATCCAGATAATGGAGGATGGAATTGGCAAACATCTGATGATAATGTAACTTGGGATATTCATGCTAATAGCCAGTTTTTGGAATGGGCAAATCCATATGTACAAGGCACAGGTACTCAGTTTGTATTTAAGGCTCATTCTCCATGGAGAATAATTACTCCTAAAGGATGGTCTGTAATGCAGCTTCCGCTTTTTTATCATTTTAATCAAGAGTGGTCTGTATTACCTGGTATTATAGATACTGATATTCATAATGAGATTAACCAGCAAGTTCTTTATCATGGAAATGGAAGAGAAGTTGTTATTAATCGTGGAGATCCATTTGCTTTGTATATACCTTTTGAAAGAAGTTCAAGGCTTGATCTTGAAATTCGATCACAAAACGAAAAAGATATTAAGCTGTTTAGAAAAAAGGATATAGATCTTGCCTCTAAGTTTCCTCCAAACGGATTGTATAGAAGATGGCAACGAGAAAGGGATAAAAATGTCAGATAATTTTGAGTGCAAATGTGGTTGTGAACCAAATAATTGTGTTTGTTGCTGCAGTAACGAAAAGCCTTGTTCTCATAAAAAAAGAACAAGTCTTTGGGATTAAATATTAATTGGACCATAGCTCAGCAGGCAGAGCGGGAAGCTGTTAACTTCTAGGTCCCAGGTTCGAGCCCTGGTGGTCCAGCAGCATGACCACACCTCTGCCCTGCCATTGGTTGCAGAAGTACGTGTGTGTAGTTGGGCCTAGCTAGACAACTGCATTGTGTTGAGAACGCACAAGTACCAGACCTTACGGAGTGGTGAAAAGATAAACCGAGTTCTCATGCGGATGTTGCATATTGGTAGTGCCTCTGCCTTCCAAGCAGAAGGGGTGAGTTCGATTCTCATCATCCGCTCCAAAAAGAGGGATTAGTTTCTCTCTATTACTAATACAGAAACTTGAGTTGTTGTATTTGGGTCTTCAGATATACCAAATAGTCTGTCTTTAAATGAAAGATTTTCTAAAATAATTGGTGGGCCGTCATGCTCAGCTCGTAATCCATAGTTTGTTAAAGAAACATTACCGTTACCTACAAGAGCATGCTTGTTAGCACTAACATTAGTAATAACTATTGAGTAATGAGAATCAACCTCATCAGAAAATGTTAGCTCTAATGGTGTGTTATTTAGAGTCAGAAGCTTTGTTCTAATCATTCTATTATTATACCTTAATAAAGCAAAAATCCCAATCAGAGGCGGATCCGATTGGGACTTGCTAGTGTATTACTACACATTTATAGGGAGACATGGTGGTGTCTCGACCTACATCTTTATTATAGGATAACCTATATTTTAAGTCAACTGTTTTCTGAGATTTTTCCACTGCCATCTGGATATTTAATAATCCATCCATATGGGTCTGCTTCTGCATTCTCTTTTAAATATTCTACATATTCTGGCAAATTAGTAATTTCAGCTAATAGCCAAGTTAAGTCTTTGCATCTTTGATGCTTTTTCTCATTGATGGTCCAGCAGTGATATTTATCGTCAACATTAGGGCATACTTTTAATACTTCCATAAGTCTAAAAACTACTTTATTTGCAAACTCTATGGTTTCTCTACTGTACGCCATCACGCTGTTCCTTTACTTCATTTGGTGTAAAAGCAGGGTCTGGTCCTAGTAGGAATCCTTCTTCATGATATGCCACCATTTTTGATACTTCTTCTGGGCCAACAATTTTATTTGCGATAAGGCTAAGTAGATCGTATATTCTGGATAATATGATGTAATTTACCATAGGCAAATTATCTTCAATACTACCAGCGTCTTTTATTACCGCCCCATCTGGAAGCTGTTCTTCATTCATCTATATTTCCATCTGTGTATTTATACATCTTTGGAGTTTTCCAAAGGTTATTCATACCTTCAGCTTCATATGTTGAAGAAGAAGGTTCTGGACTTTCAATTTGTAGGCCTGCACCACATGTGCATCCGCCACATTTACATTCGCTCATTTATTTAATCCTATCTATTAGAGTAACCATTTTATCATATAATTTTAAACCAACCGTCTTCTTGTAGTTACAGGATAGGCAATATAAAAATATATTATCTTCTAAATCTTGGTTACAAAAAAGAAGGCCCTGGTCCATAGGACATTCCATCCTAGGCACAAGGCCTTCCTTTGATAGAGTTAAATATTTGGACACTACTTGTATCCTCAATTTATCTCCTTACTACTTTGGAAACTGTAAAGCCAATCTCTTAGCTTTGCTAATTGAATTTGGCCAAGATGACCAATCCGTTCCGCCTCTAGTCATATAATACGTTATCTCTGCGTTGATTACTGGATCAAATAGTAGTACATTCGATCTCAGGTCGAATTTTTCTTTACGAGCATCACCTAGGTATCCTAGCATGTTGATCTGAAAAATTCCGTAGGAACTGTCTCCAGTACTCCTGTTTCCATTATAAGCCATAGGTCGTCCATTAGACTCCGCTTTGGCTATACCCCAAGCCATTTTAAGGGCTTGTCCTTCAAAACCTACAGCCGTTAAAAGTTTTGCTAACTCTTCGTCTGCAAGCATTTCTGAAGGTTTGTATACAGTATTGCTGAATTTTTCCAGCGTTGCTTTCTTCAGTTGTGCATTTGTTTGAATCTCTGGTTTGTTGACCAGAGCTTCAGCTTTTGGGATAACACTATTGTTTGTGAACAAAAATAATGTTATCATTGCTATAGCAGTCCAGTTATGTGCAACATCGCTGAGCCGCTCTTTGATATTCTCCATAGGCATTTTCTCCTTTAGAGATAACGAACTATAATAATAGCATTGACCGTAAGTTACTGTCAAGTCAGTTGACTAGAAAGTTTTAAATGAATATATCTTATTATACGATTAAAGCAGGATTAAATCCTGCTGTAGGATATGGTTATGCTGGAAAAAATATAGTTAAATCTTTAAATAATCTTGGTCATCAAGTTTCTTTTGCTAATCCAAAATCAGATATTCAATTAAACTTTACTCAGCCACATCATTTTAAATTTCACAAAGGACAATATCAAATAGGATATATGCCGTGGGAATCAACAACAATGAGACCAGATTGGGTAGAAACATTTAATAGGTGTGACGAAGTCTGGACTACATCAGATTGGTGTGCAAAAGTTTTTAAAGAAAACGGAATTGAAAAAGAAGTTTATGTTTATCCACATGGTATTGAACCTATTTGGAAACCAAAGAGAAGAGAATTAAAAGAAGGACAGCCGTTTAAATTTTTACATATCGGAGAGCCTTCTCCAAGAAAAGACGGTCAGTTAGTAGTAGATACTTTTATCAAGCTATATGGAAATAATCCAGATTATCAATTAACTATTAAAGCTCATAAAATTTCTACCGTAAGAACATATAATGAAAAAAGAGAACTTGTTTCTCCAGATCAAGTTTATAGTAATATAAAAATTATTTATGAAGAGTACCCAGAGTCTTTATTAGTAAATCTATATCATTCTCACCATTGTTTAGTTTATCCAACTTGGGGTGAAGGATTTGGATTCATTCCACTACAAGGACTTGCAACTGGTATGCCAGTAATCTCAACATATGATTGGGCACATTACTCAAAATATCTAGGTCCTTTAAAGTTAAAGTCTAAACTATCAGATGATACTTTGCCAAAATCTGTGGGTGATCCATATATTGGACAAATGTATAAGCCAGATAGATTACATTTAGAAGATTTAATGTTTGAAGCTGTAAATAATTTTAAAGCATATTCTGGATACTACTATGCTCAGTCAACTAAAATACATAAAGAATACAATTGGGATCGGTTGACCAATAAAGTCTTTATGGATTTAGAAAAAAGATTGCCAAAAGACTTCACACGCTAAATAACTTTTGATAGAATAAGAACCTATTCAATTTTTAAAATAACCCGCACATGGCGGAGAAGGAGCTTTACACAAAAATGTCAAAGGTTATAGAAAACCCTTACGAGAATTTTATTGCATTATCAAGATATGCTAGATGGATATCAGAAGAAAACAGACGTGAAACCTGGGGAGAAACAGTAGATAGATATTTTTCTTTTATGCTAGAACATCTATCAAGCAAGTATAACTACACACCAGACAAAAAGCTTGTTGAAGATTTAAAGAATGCAGTATACGACAGAAGCGTAATGCCTTCAATGAGAGCAGTAATGACTGCGGGTGCTGCTCTTGACAGAGACCATGTTGCAGGGTACAACTGCTCATTTGTTCCTGTAGATAATCCAAGATCATTTGATGAAACTATGTATATCCTTATGTGCGGAACAGGTGTAGGATTTTCCGTTGAGTACAAGTATGTTAATAAGCTTCCTGCCGTCCCAGAGTCATTTGAAAAAACATCTACGGTTATTGTTGTAGAAGATTCAAAACAGGGTTGGGCAAAAGCATATCGTGAACTTCTTGCAATGCTTTGGGCAGGACAAGTTCCAGCAATTGACGTATCAAAACTTCGTCCAGCTGGTGCACGTCTCAAGACAATGGGTGGTCGTTCATCTGGGCCACAGCCATTAGTAAATCTTTTTGATTTTACAATTGCAAAGTTTAAGGCTGCAGCAGGCCGTCAGTTGAAACCTATCGAAGCACATGATATTATGTGTAAGATAGGCGAAATTGTAGTTGTTGGTGGAGTTCGTCGTTCTGCAATGATTTCTCTTTCTAATATTAACGACATTGAAATGGCGGCAGCAAAGTCTGGTAATTGGTGGGAAAACAATTCTCAAAGAGCACTATCTAATAACTCAGTAGCATATTCTCGTAAACCAGAAATGGAACAGTTTATTGCTGAATGGAAGAATTTATATGACTCAAAATCTGGTGAGCGTGGCATATACAATGTTGCCGCTGCTCAAAAGCAAGCAGCAAGATGGGGACGCAGAAGCGAAGAAATCCATTATGGAACTAACCCATGCTCAGAAATTATCCTTCGCCCTTATCAGTTCTGTAATTTATCCGAAGTTGTAATTCGTGAAAATGACACTGCTAAGACGGTGGCAGAAAAGGTTCGACTAGCAACTATTTTAGGAACATGGCAGTCTACTCTTACAGACTTTAAGTATCTTCGCAAGATTTGGAAAGATAATACAGAGGAAGAACGTCTACTTGGAGTATCACTTACTGGACAATTTGGAAATAAGTTCTTTTCTGGAAAAGAAAATCTAGCAAAGCTTCAGGAAACTCTAGAGGGTCTTCGTGAATATGCTCGTGAAATGAATAAAGAAGAAGCAGGCAAGATTGGTATTAATGAGTCTGCTGCTATTACATGTGTTAAGCCTTCAGGAACAGTATCGCAGCTTGTAGGAGTATCTTCAGGAATGCATCCATGGCACTCACAATATTATATTCGCACAGTTCGTGGAGACAAGAAAGATCCATTATCTACATTTTTAAAGGAAGTTGGAATTCCTGTAGAAGATGATTTCATGAAGCCAAATGATACTTATGTATTCTCATTCCCAGTAAAGGCACCAGAAGGTGCAATTCTTAGAAATGATTTAACTGCTATTGAACACCTAAACACATGGCTAGTTTATCAACGTGCATGGTGTGAGCACAAACCATCTATTACAGTATCTGTAAAAGAAGATGAGTGGATGGAGGTAGGTGCTTGGGTATATAAGCATTTTGATGAAGTATCTGGTATTTCATTCCTGCCACACTCAGACCACTCATATAAGCAAGCTCCATATCAAGAAGTTACAGAAACAGAGTATTTAGAACTTCTTGCAAAAATGCCTTCATCAATTCGTTGGGAAGATTTATCTTTCTACGAAACAGAAGACGGCACAAGTGGAACACAAACACTAGCCTGCACCTCAGATGGAAATTGTGAGATTGTAGACATTTCCGCTTAATAGGTATATAATAGAGATTGGGGTAACACCCAAAATTCCTGGGCACAATGCCCAGAAATAGGAGGATCTAATGAATAAAGATCTAAACAATGATGGAAAGGTAACTATGCAAGAGAAAATTCTCGCAGCATTGTCAAGCTATGGTCGTCACTTTCTAGGTGCAACCATTGCTCTTTACATGACTGGAAATACTGACCCAGGAGATTTGATTAAGGGCGGTCTCGCAGCAGTTTTGCCAGTAATTCTAAAGGCACTAAATACAAATGAGCCAGCTTTTGGATTTACAAAGAAGGCATAATAAGTAAGTAGTTAGGACGGCTCCTATGCTAAAATGAGCATAGGAGTTTTCCTATTTTAGGAGATTAAATGGCTGGCACAAAGAATTGGGAAGTTGATCAGAATACAACGTTTAGCTTTTCTGTAGAATATAAAGATCCCGCAGGGGATCCAATTTCTTTGCTTGGAGCAAATGCTAAAATGCAGGTCCGTGACATGAAAGGCGGAAGCAAATTAGCTTTTACTTTAACAAACCCAACAGGTGGAATAGTCGTTGATGGTGCAAATGGTAAAATAACCGTCACAATGACACCAGCTCAAACAAATAAATTATTTTATCCAAAATCTTCTTACGATATTATGATAACAGATTCAAATGGAAATAAAACTAAGCTTGTTGAAGGCTTTATAACATTAAGTAGGTCGGTGACAGTCTAATGCCAGTTACATCAAATAATAATAACGTAATAATTACAGAAGAAGTAAATAAGGTTGTAGTAGGAGCAGTTGGACCTCAAGGTCCAAGAGGAAGAACAATTCTTAATGGGACAGGTTCCCCAGCAGAAAGCCTAGGATTACAGGGTGATTTTTATTATGATAAAAATACCACAATGTTCTATGGTCCAAAGCCTTCTGACGTAACATGGGTTGGAGCCACATCCTATCCTCTCCAGCAACTTCCTACAGAGTTTTCAAAAGAAATAAGCTGGTCTCTACAGCAGGTAACTGGACCAGTAGATGGGGTTTATTCTGTTAGCATAAACCATAGCCTTGGATTTAAGCCAAATGTGACTATTAAAAATAGCGCAGGCGATGTATTAGAAACAGGAATAGACTATAATAGTAACGATATCTTAACACTGACGATGGCCCAGCCATTTTCAGGGACAGCGTATCTGTCCTAAAAGGAGTGAAACATGGCAAGAAAATTTGTAGTTAGTTTAGACCTATTACAAAATGAGCTACTCAATGCACGAATTCAAAACTTGGGTACTGCTCCAACAACACCAGTAGAAGGTCAAGTTTATTATAACAATACTGCTGGTAATAAAACACTTTATTTCTGGAATGGAATTGAGTGGATTCCTACATCTGGATCAGTTGAAGTTATCACCGACACAATCGGTCAATATGTTAAGGGCGGAACTGGCCTAACTGCCACATTTAACGATACAACAAACGAAACAACTTTAGATTTAGACAATACAGCCGTAACAGCTGGTGCATACGGATCACAAACCAAGATTCCTACATTTACAGTAGATCAGCAAGGTCGTTTGACTGCAGCTGGTGAAGTAGATGTTGCTACAGAGCTTGATATTACTGGCGACACAGGCACAACATCAATCTCTCTTCTTTCTGAAGGCTTAACAGTAGCTGGTGGAGAAGGTATTGATGTAGCTGTAACTGAAAATACAATTACAGTATCTGCAGAAGATGCAACCTCAAGCAATAAGGGTGTTGCAAGCTTTGACGCAACAGACTTTACAGTAGCCTCTGGAAATGTAACTCTTAATGCAGAGCGTGTACAAGATATTGTTGCAGATGAAATTCTTGGCGGAACAGGAATCGATGCAACCTACAACGATACAACTGGAAAAATATCAATCGATATTGAT